TCTGGTCACCAAGAAGAGCTTTCTGCTGCGCAAGTTGCAGCACCTGATTTTTGCTCGCCAGCAGAGACTTCTCCTGCTTCGATAACTGCCGGGTGCTCGCGGCCGCTTCCAGGACGGCAAATTTAGATTCAGCGGCATACAGGTCTTTACGCTGCTGACTGATGGTGTCATTGACAGAGCGGTGATCCTGAAGGGTTTTCAGCTGAGCCTGGAGGGCCAGAAGTTCAGCCTGCGCAGAATCTTCGGCACGATCGCCTGCGGCCACCGTTATGCCCTTGGCTTTAGGGATCTTTGGATCTTTATACAGCTTCTCGATGCCAGCTCGGGCCTTAGATATTTGTTCAGGAGTCAATGGTTTGACTCTCTGCTCATAAGGCAAGCCCTGCGTCGCCTTAACTGCTTTCGCGTTATCGGCAATAGCTTTGTTCAAATCCTTTTGTGCAAGAGCTCTTTTTTCTGCTTGAGTGGTTCCAGCATCCAAATATTTATTAAACGATATCTGCGCATCAATACCATCTTGATTTATCTTATTAAACTCAGCCCTTTTCTGGTTAAAACCTTCCTGAGATTTAATAACAAACCCAAGCTCTCTCTCTTGCTGAAGCAATGCCGCCAACTCCCTTTTTGCAGCACCACCATCACCGACATTACCCATACCAAAAACACCTGGACGGGATTGATTGGTGATTTCTTTAATTCTTTGCCTCACAACCTCAAGCTGTTCAGCTGTCGATTCTTTTCTACCAATACCTAAGGCTGCATCCCAATATGCTTTCCATGTATCAGATACGCCACGAATCACCTGATCAATAAGGCCAAGGTTGTCAATAACCTGCTGGCTGCGTTTCTGTTCTGCCCGACTATAACTATCAGCAGCTTTTTGCCCTGCTTCTTCCTTATCACCGCGGCGCTCAAGAGCCGAAATGTACTGAAACTCCGCCGCAGTTAAGTAATGCAACTGAGTGTTTAGCTCAATGGACGCCTTTACTGGTAAGTCGTAAAGTTTCTGGAAATTAGCTATCGTAGTATCTACTGACTGCCCAACCGCATCTTCCATGGCCGCAGCTGCTCTGGCAACAACCTCAAGTTTATTTCCATCAAATCTTCCCGACCCAACAATTTTCGCCAGAGTTGCCGATGATTCTCCTATTGTCACACCAGCATCATCAGCTATTTGCCTGGAAAGTTGACTAAGTTGCCCCGCCGTTTTACCAGCATAGTTTCCGGTTAAGATAAGCTGCTTGTTGAACTCACTGGCTTCCTGGGCGCCTTTGTACCATGCAATTGCCAGAAGTGAAGCCACCCCCACAAGCCCACCAACAGCAAGCCTGGCAGGAGTCAGGAAAGAAAGCATACCCCTGCCATGTTCGGCATTCTCAGCCAGTGAGTTCGCATTTTCTGAAAGTGATTCTGAAGAGTCGTCTGTTGCCTCTTTAAACCCAAGAACCTCTTCCTTGATAAATTGAAAAAGCCCGCCCAGACCTCCAAAAGAATCACTGATTTGCCCGCCCTGCTGGATCAGCACCATCCACAATGGCATGCCACCAGCAATGGATGTGGCAATATCCGTGAACTGCGCTGGCAACATTCTCAATGCCTGCCGGTACTGCCCGGCGCTGATCCCGCCCTTCCTCCACGCTTCATCCTGTTCACGCAGCTTTTCGATGAAAGGAGCAGCCTGTTGGGAAACACCGAGTTGGGCAGCCTTTATTTCCAGCAATTCGACCCGTGTTTTTCCGATCGATGTCGCCTGCTCTTCGAGGGTCCGAATAAATGAGTCGCGGATATTCTGCGCACGTTGCATCTCGGATGCCTCGGCGCGCTCTGCAGTCTCCAGCTCTGCAATCGCATCCCTGAGCATGCGGGATTGCATGGCAGAAACTTTTTTATTTGCTGCTTCCTGTGCGGTTGCGGCCTCCTGCGCCTTAAGCGCAGCGATGTACGGTCCGGCCTCCTGCAGCAGTCCCATCTGAGCCGCTTTCAGCTCAAGCACCTCAGCACGTGATTTACCGATAGCCTGAGCCTGATTACGGAGAGACTCGACGAAGTTATCATTTTGTGACTGCAGGCGGGATGCTTCAGCTAACGCCTGGCGCTCTGCGGCCTGTTTCTCACGAAGCTCTTGTGCGGCAATCCGGGTCTGCACAGCCTCACTGGCGATAGCCAGTTCTCTTTCCCTGATTTGCTGAATCAGTGGGCCGGCTTCCTGCGTTAAACCCAGTATGGAGGCCCGATACTCAAGCACATCTGACTTTGAGGCCCGGAAGGTAGCAGCCTGCTCGCTCAGAGATTTCAGGAACGAGTCCTGCGCTGCGGCGGCACGTTGCGTGTCCTGAGCCAGCTTCAGTCGCTCCTGCCCTTCGGCGGTCTCTGCTTCCATGACCTGAAATAATTTATCGCGGGTGGTATCCAGCACTGCGCTAAACCGGCTGTAATCCTCATTACCGAGCAGTCCCTTACCGCGAAAGCCAGCCAGTTTGCTTTGCAGCGTTTCCAGCTCATCCATTGCTCGGTTAACAGGGCTGATTTTATTCAGAAGAGCCTGCAACTCTTCTTTTTGCTCTTTCAGGCTCTGAGTGTTTTTTTTCTGACTGTCGGCACCCGCCCGGAAAACGCTGTTCAGATCATCGGCCTTGTTTGCCGCGCTGCCGGCCGTCTGCTGGAAATCGTCCAGCGCCTTGTTCCCGCGCTCCAGCTCGGCGGTATTCACCCGGAGCGAAATTGTTGCAATATCAGACATTACGCCCCCTGATGCATAATCTTCAGCGCCACGCTTTCCATTACGCGGATACGGGTGTATTTCAGGGAAAAGGTAACCGCATCGATACTGTCAGCAGTTGCGGAGGTTTTATCAGCTGACAGTGTTACTCCCCCGATGCGGCCCCCAGCTTGATCAGCACACCCGCAGTGGATTTGTTGCTCGTGAAATGCTTTTTCCAGTTAGCGGCCGTGCCGATGGCGGTCAGATCCGGGTTCTCGCCTTTGGCCGTGTCCCAGCTATAGCCCAGCAGCTCAACGTTGACTGTACCTTCCGCGCGATAGCCGACCGCAAGGTTTTCCTGATCGTTGATGTCGTAGGAGCGGAAGCCCGGCGCCTGGGATTCAGTCACGGTCACAGCACCGGCCACCAGCCCCAGAATAGCGGCGGCATCCATGGTATCGGTCACCAGCACGGGCTTACCCAAGGTACCCGGCTGGCCGCCGTACACCACCACGCCCGCTTCTTCGTATATCTTGCTGGCGATCGCCTCGTCCACAATGTCGAAGTAGGTGGCGGAATGCATAACGAACAGCACTACACGGTTGAATTTGTCCCCGTATTTGCGCAGGCCGCGCGTCAGGGTTTTCTTCCCGTCGGTTTCGATATCGGCGGTCACCACCATATCGGTGTTTGCTCCGATTGCCGCCGTCAGCGCCTTAAGGCCATATTTCACGTAGCCTTCCAGGGTAGCGTCAGCAACATCAACGCCAATCACTTCGGAGAACTCGTTATCCCCGTCATCGTCTTTCCTTACGCGAGCATCCGCGACGTTAATGTTAATTGCCACGGGCATCGGTACCTCATCTTCCGGATCTGCTGCCAGCTCTTTGCGGAGTTTTTCCACCTCCAGCTGGCGACGTTCGATTTCGATCTGCTGCAGCTGCTGCGCAAACTCGCTGTCCGCCAGGCCAAGCCGCTTCATTACGGCTTCATACATGCGCTCACGGCTGATAGCTGTAATCTCAACGCCGTTTTTACCGAGCTTGATGCCGGAATAAGCCAGGCGGGAAACAGGCGGTAGCTTGCGGGTATCAGCGAAATACGGCTGGCCGATGCCGTCACCATTACAGCGAGGGCATGCCGGATTAGGTTCCCGGTTGTGGTCATAGCCATAGCCGCCGACATCTACCGGATCTTTACCCTTTTTCTCGATCGCTTTAAGCCGATGCTCTTCAAACTCCACCATATCGCGCCATTGATAGTTATGACCGAAGCCATGACAGTAGCGGCACGCACCACGGCGATATTGCGAGAGCTCGTTAGCGTCAAAAGTAGCGAGCTGCCACATCTGCGCCAGCACCTCATCAGCACTGCCAAGCGTGCGCAAAATGGAAGCTTTTTGCTGCTGCGCAATAGCCTGCGCAACGTTAGGATTCGCTATGAGCTGACGACCGTAGTTTGGGTCACTGTATCCAGCACGTGCAGCGGCAGCGGTGGCGTTGTTGTCCTTCAGGTACTCCGCGACAAATAAGCGCTGCTGAGCGGTAAGTCCATCATCATCCATCAGCTCATTTGCGCTTTTATCTTCCTGCGCAGCGCGCATTTTTTTCTGCGCAGATTTTTGCGCACTTTGCGCAGATGGTTTCTTGATGTATCGGCGGGCAGTAGCGTAATTCAGTCCCTGCGTTTCACACCATTCCTTCGGTGATACGCCGGTTGTGGCATGTTTGGACAGGAACCGTTGCTGAAGCTCGCCCCAGTCCGATTGGGGCATAAATTCACCTTGAATGAAATTTAACCGAAGTGATAGTAATCACTAAATCATAAGCTTACATTCTGAAAAAGATGACATATAATTGACCTGTTATAAGCTTACAGAATTATGAGAAAGCATATGAATTTCCCTGTAATGACTATGAAAAAGTCAGTCACCTCAAATGTGAATTATATTTGTATTATGGACTGTCTTGATCCAAATAAAGACTTGTCAACACCAAGAAGAAACTACGATGATCTAAAAATTAAATTAATCGGCAAGGATACACCTGCGGCTATTGATAAAAACCTTGAGCTTATTAAATGCCTTAAAAAAACTGACTTTACAGACCAGTTTAAAACATTAATTTGGAAGTTTAAAACCAAAGGTTTCAAGCCGCTCATTATAATTCACGGGCACGGCAGTAAGGACAAAGGCCTTCATTTTCCAGATGGTACTTCAATCGCTTGGGAAAAGCTCATCAAACTATATAGTAATATCATTCATAAATGCAACGGAGATTTGATGGTGATTTCTGGATTTTGTCATTCAATGGAATTGATAAAGCATATTTCATGGAATAACAAACTTCCTTTTTCATTTTATTATGGGTACGAAGGCAAGATCGCTTCAGGCACAGTTGAAGATGAAATGAATATCATTTATGAATCGTTGCTAAAAGATGGCGGAAAATCATTACTCCCTTTACTTCCCTCACTAAAAATAAGTCTCTATGGGGAATTTGACTTTATTATGAAATTTGTAGCCTTAGCTCTTGCAATGGCAACAAACCCCGCTGAACTATCAAGGATGCATCCTAATCTCTCACAAAATAACATTAGAAAATATATTCAAAATAAGCACACTGGTCCCCAAAGGGGTTTAGGCAAGTTAGTAAATAAATCAGTAAGAACTACTTTACTCGCCAGAGGAATAATAGAAGAATATATGCATAACACTGAAAGAAAGCAATATGCTATCGAAGCAGTTCAAAAATACTTCTTAGTCAATTCTTTGGGAGTATGATTTTTTTAGCAGTACATAAACTTGTAGACATCATTAACAATGGCGTGAAATTGCCACTCATACCACAAATAGAAATATGTATTTTTTGCGCCCCCTTAAATCTATTTTAAAACTCATTGTACTTTTTAGCGTTCCCATAACTACGTTCTAGTGGATACTTCTCCGCATTGATTGCTATCTTCTTTTTAGCTACATGAATAAGATCAACATCCAATTTATCTGCAATTTGTAGCAAGTAGAGGAAGACATCCACTATCTTCTCTTCAGCTCTTAACTGCTGCTTATGAGATAAAGATCGACTTTCTTCTTCAGTTAGCCACTGAAAAATTTCAACTAACTCTCCGGCCTCTACAGACATAGCCATCGATAAATTTTTGGGAGAATGAAACTTGTCCCAGTCTCGTTCAGAAGCAAATTCTGCGAGATCATGTTGAAGCTTGGTAAGCTCGTTGCTCTTCATAAATTTTCTTCAGTCCATCAATCGTTAACCATGGCCGGCGGCGATGAAGCATCCTATGACAGTTTGAACAAACTATAGCTAGGTCTTCAAGCTTTGTTTCTTGGTTGTCGTCACGCAAACTCAAGGGACTCTTGTGGTGGCACTCGGCAAATCCTTGACCTAGTTCGCCATAGATATTTTTGAAGTCGAGTGAACATATTTCACATGCCAGCTTTCCAGTTTTTTCGAACACCGACAGTTTCTTTTTCTTTACTAAAGAAGGATCTCGTTCTCGGGAAAGATGAAGCCTGTAGATAGGCCGTCCCTCACTACCAGTTACTGCCAGTTCTTCTTCTGAATCTTCAATCTTGACCAAAGAAAGATCCGAGATGGTTTCTATGCTCGATGCTTGTGTAACTGAACCCTGCGTACATGCTGAATATCGTACAGCCTCAACAAAATCAGGATTAAAAAATTCGGTTCCAAAAAAAACATCCGTGCCGTACGTGGTTACATTATCGAAGTCAAAGCGGTGTGGATAATCATCATCTGGCCACACCTTTTGTTGAGAGGTGTAATAGGATTTACTGACTTTAGCCAGGGTGATACTTTGGACTGCACCTCGAAATTTTTCTACGTCATTTTTGCTGACACGCGAAAAACCCTTGGGCGGTGGGCCTTCTGCCTTTAACCAAGAAATGGAGTAAACGAATGCTACCAGATCGCCTTCGGATACCTTTTCGATTGTTTCTTTCTTTGTTTCCTTAACACCCCAGACCTTCTGATCTAGCCCAATTCTAAAGTTCTTCTTCGAATGTGGTTTATCAGAGACGTATATGACCCAGATCATACCTTAGACCTATGCAATAAAGTTCATATGGCATTGTAACGCTCAGAAGACTAAGATAAAAATGATTAGAAACAAATGTATGGGTGGAAGCCATATCAACATTTACTTTCAACAGCGAACTTCAACAAGAAAGCGAGTCTGCCTACCGGCATTGGCTGAGCGATAATCCCAATGGGTTCGTAGTCAACACGCTCAAACACTCGAAAGGGCTCGGCAATCGCACTGACGCTCGGTTTACGCGAATTCACAGGGTGACCTGTAAAAGCATTAATCCTCATAAGCGTAAGGAGGATACAACAGGATTTACTACTGGGCGGTATCAGAAAATCTGTGCACTAAGTCTTGAGGAAGCTTGCAATGAGGCCATGCGCACTTCAGGATTAAAAACAATCAAATTTTGTCCATGCGTATGACTTACAGTATGTTTTTTTCATTCTTTTAACTAACTCATTGCATTAAGCTTTGTAATTATTAATCCTTAACAAGATGCTAGGTTCGGCAGTTGTCGGAGGCCATGCAGTTGCTGTCTTTTCGCTGTACCCCGCCCGAATAGCCGTTTGCGTAGCGTTTAAATCGATGAGGTACTCGCGACAGAACATTTCTTGTTCGTCGTTGTGTGCTATTCAAATGCCTGTAGATAAATGAATTAGTCTTGATTGTTTTTTAAGGGGATCAAATGCAAAAATTTTCTGAGCAAGTAGAGTTAATTGGTTCATGGATTAGTTCGAAGGATAAATGGACAAAGGCTCACAACACGAATGGAGAGTCCACTCCCGGAAGCTGTGGGGTAAATGTCATTATAGGCTATCTCCCTACGTGTAATGATAATGAGAATGAAATCACTGTAATTTACAAGTGTCAGTTGCCTATTTCCGAAGATCAAAATGTCGAGAACTATCAGCTCAGCTCGCTGGCGTTTTCTGATTGGGTCACCTTCATGAAAAAAATCCACGGTTAAAACTTACTGCAAGCACTGCTGCCTGATGTAGTCCTGCAGCCCAGCAATCATTTTCCCGCTGGTCTCTATTCGCTCTCTG